GGCAATCCGCCGAAACGGGTAGGTTGTTGTTCGGTTAGTGGACGGCTTACGCCTGGCTCCCGAACCCGGTCGTCTGAGCGTAGGGAGAACCTGAAAGTTCTTCCGGTTCCACTGCTTTCTTGAAAGATTCCCTTAAAACGTCTCTTGCGGCGCGAGCCGTGTTATCTGCGTCCGCTTGCTGTTGTTGAGCCGCTGATTTCTGCGCGAGCAGAGCTTGCTGCAACTGGAACTTTTGTTGCAGAACTCCGCCCTGGCTTTGCTGTTGCTGTCTCTGCAAGTCTTTGGGCGTCATCGGAACGACAACATCATTCTGATTTTTCCAGTCGCTGGCTTCAAACCACATCCGGACTATCTCGTTTACGTCAATCTTCTTGCCTTCGACCGCAAGCTGTTCTACGATTGCGGGATTGGACAGGAACTGTGAGAGCATAGGCAGTCCCTGGGCCATGTTCCGGCGGGTCTGCATTTTGCTTCCGGCCAGAATTGCGAACTTGACTTTAGCGTTCAGGATGTCGATCAAGTCGCCGCCCTGTGTCACATAGTCGTGCTTTAACTCCTCGCTCATAATCCAATCAAGCTGAGAAAGCGGAAGCATCATCTGGTTCATTTCCTGCATGTCATACAGGAAAGGAACGATAACCTGATTGGCAATCTTGTCCACGAATTCGGAGACGGGGGTGCTTGCTCCTTGCAGCAAGCCTTGGGCTCCGGCGGAGGATCGAGCGAGATTTGAGTGCCCGCTTGCTCCTGATATTCCTTGTCCACTCATCGAGCTATTTCCCGATACCGAGTCTACCCGGCTTTGGGACATGCCCAAGATTTGTCCAGCCTCGGGGACTGGGTCTCCAAATTTGAGGACCTCTAAGTCTCCCTTGGTATCCACTTCTATCATCTTGGCGGGGCCGATGCGCACGTTCTGCGTCGGGATGCTCTTGCCTCGCACGCGGACAAACGGGGCTTGCAACTTCAAACTTACTGTATCAAGCAACAGGTTTGTGGTTCCGGTTTGCAGGCGCTGTTCCGTGCCCACGGTCCGGCCTAATCCCATACCCCAGAAACTTCCGGGGCAGTCCCACCAACCGATGCTGAGGAACGGAATCTTGCCGTAGACGTTCTTGTCGTTGAAGATAACAAGTTTCTTTTGCAGGACGACAATGTAGGTTTTATTGTCCCACCGCTCCAAAACCTCTAGGGGTTTTTGGAAAGGATCGGCAGTCGTCTCTTCCCATCGGGATTCGGCCCTTGCATCATACAAGGGGTTTCTTCCTTCTTCCTCTTGGATGTTGGACTCGACAGGCTCCTGCGGGGGGAAGAACAATTCGAGGAGTTTTTCCCTCGAAGGAATATCATAGCCGTCCCGGTCGCGCAGCTTGTCCAGGTCATCCCACGTCATATAGCGGCGGCGGATAACATACTTGGCCTTGCGAATGTCCGGCACGTTTAGTCCGGGGTCCACCAAGACTTCTTTCAGGTTGACGATGTGCTCGAAGGTGGGCCGGTCTATGACCTCTTCTATGATGTCTTCTTCTAGCTCATCGTCCCCAATCGTAGTGTCGGGGGCTCCGGGAATCGCACTCTTGATTGTCACCGCTGGCGTTTTACGCTTGACTATCTTGCGCTCACGTGTGAACTTTTCCCAACCCTCCTGAAATATGGCCGTGCCAAACAACAGGCAATTCGCCATTCCCAAGCGCAGTTCTTCTCGGAAGTTGATGTCCTCCAGTTGGAAACCGAGCAATGCTTTTACCGCTCGGGCGCATTGCGAACTTGTTCCCGGTCTTTCCTGGGCAAGGAACGGTGGGTTCTCGTAGAACAACCCGGCTAGGGCTTGGGGATTTATGCCGTTGATAGCGAGCGCGACCGTGAAGAAATTGACGGAGGCGGCTTCGAGTTGAGTGCCGGGCCAGTAACGAGCAACGAACTGCGAGTTATACAGATCGCGGGCTGTCGCCCAGCCCAAAACCCATTGGCGACGATTTTCTTCCTGCTCCGCTCTCTCCGTATCCTGAATAACCAATTTCAGACTGGCGTTCTCTTCGGAGGCCCAGGACCCGACAGAAAGGAAGGACTTCGCTTCTTTGAGCGTTATGTCTTGGTGCGGATTAGGTACGGGCTCTGGAAGAATGCTCATCTTTCCCCTTGTCGTTCAATGTTCAAGAATATAGAATAGTCCATTACCCGGACTACTCGCAGTCGTGGCTTCCGGAGGTTAGGTTCACAGAGTACGCAACTTTCACCGCTGTTCCGGCACCAGCAGAGCTTGAGCCGACCTTGAAGTCGGAAGCGGTCACGTCGTTGTTGACGTTCTGTGTCGGGGATTGTTTGACCAACTGGCCTTCGCCAGATGAAGAACCTTCGGCTCCGGTGGGGCCTACGGCAGGATAGTCAGACGGCTTGGAATTACGGGGATTTTCGAGATTGCCGCCGAGCTTGATAAGTTCCATTTTAACCTCTTGTAGGCGCGAAGCCCAGGGTTGAATTGTTCGTTAAGGGTGGTGTCGGGGTAGACGCGCCCCACATGCTTATGGGCTTAGCCCCTTGTTGTTTAGGGAGAAGCCCGGGAGGAAAGTTCGGAGGAAGTGTCGGTCCATTATTCGGACCAGGGGGCGGGGTCGTCCACCCGTTGGGGCGGTCTACTTTGAGATGCGGCTGAAACGTAATGCCGAAGATTTCATACGTTCCGTTGTTTTCCACGTCCGAGGCGTTGCGCGGCATCTTGCTTATGAGCCTCTGTCCGACAGGTATATTCCACCTGCTAGGGGTGGACAGGTGGTCCGCGTCGTGTGTGTAGAGGACCGTCCCGTCATCATCTTGGATTTCTACGTGGAGTTTCATTAACCAAATATACCCGCTCCCAAAATGTTGGGCATTCCGTGGGGGGTTCTCGACCAAACTTCTGGATCGGGGGAGAACATATCAGAAACAACAGGTTCTGGCTGAGCACTCACGATGTTCCCATTTTCGTCCATGTATGAGCCGATTCTCGCCATGTACTCTTCGTCAAACAATTGACCCCAACCCTGTCGGTCGATATTGAAGAACATCTCCGTGCTGTTTTCGACTATGGCTTGGGTTGCCCGAGGAGCGTAGCGCGGTTGGTATCCGAGGTTGTCTGGAATATCATCGTGGTGATGGCTGGACATGCAGGCTTGGAATTCTTTGTAAAGAGCGTCCAAGGTTGGATACTTCGGCTGCATCGCAAAATTAGCGAACTTTAGCCTGCCCTCTTGAATCCAGGGGAGCAAACTTCCCATGCGAATTTTCTTGGCGTCCTTCTCGTTGCTGGGTGTTACCCAATCTATGTGCGTGCAAACCGCAATAACATAAGGATCACCTGTCTTTTGTGCCTCGGCGTGGATGGCGGGCTCTAAGTTCTTGGAACCGCCCGCGTCTTCTATTCCCAGGATGAAAGGTCGTTCTTCCACGACAAGTTGGACAACGGCTTGGGCCGCCGAGAAAGGGTTGAATCGGTCCCGAATGACTTTTCGAACATAACCTACGGTTTTGCGTGCTCCGGTTCTCTTCCCAAGAGAATCAAGTACGTCTTCTTCCCCCCACATTACAGAGCTTCCAACGCAGTAGTCGGTGCCTTTCTTTTCGCTGAAGGACAAGTCCCAAAACTGGGATACTGGGCCCTGGCGCGGAAGCATGTGATAAGGAACCGTAGCGCGAAGAAGGGAAGGCAGGTCGAAGACCACCGAGCTTGCGGTCCGTGGGTTCTGATTTAGCTGCCCCTCGAAGACCCTCTCGTTGTTCGCGTACTCGCCCATCAACCAGGGATAGGGTTGCTTTTTGGGCAGCAGGAGTGTGCAGCCGTCTTCTCCGGCCTCGATGTAGTTTACCGGCCTACCTTCGCGCCGGAGTCGTTCTTCCACTTCCGGTTTGATCTGACAAGCTTTGCCAATCAGTATTTTAATGGCGTAGGTCTTATTATAGGTAAGCGTCCAACCAACTCCGGTCGTGGTTTCGATCTCGCCGTTGGTCAGATACTTGTCGAGCAGAATCCCGTAATGATCTTCTTCCGCATACCGGGTTCCCACGTAGTCTTTGTAAAAGCCACCGGGCATCAGCAGCTTTTCGGAAAGAAACAACTTCTCCGACACGGTGGAGCACTGCTCGGAAGTCTCAGTATTCTTGTCTGAAACGGCGTCGTCTGACTTAATGACTTCGTAGTGCCATCCGGATTTAGTCTTTCCCACAGAAGAAGCAACAACCGTCGGCTCTTTGCGGCCTGTCTTCTTGGCCTTGTAGACGGGCGTTGTGAACAGGGTTCCCGCTCCCATATCTTTGGGCAAACAGCAGTGCTCGGGAAAAAAGAGATTGAAGAGAGTTGGGCTGTCTTCTCTTAGGGTAAAATACCCTTTCAATTCTCCGGTAAAGCCCTTGGACAGCGTGGCCTCGGCGGTCTGATACAGGATTCTAAGTATGGGAAAAGCTATAATCCATTGAAGGGCGTCGATATGGTCATAACTGGACTTCGCTCCGCCTCTAGGCCACAAAAGAACTCGGGTCTTAACTGAGTCCTGATCCTGAATGGATTTGGTCGGGTCCTTCTTAACAAACAACTCAGCGAATATATCGTACTGCGGGTCGAGAAAGATGTTCTCAGAAATAGGAACTTCGCCCCCGTTGCTCACGGACATCGCATCCCACAGAAAATACTTTGCCAACCACTTCAGGTCTGCGATGCTGCGTCTGCGAACTTCCTTGCCCAGGTTGGAATTGGGGATGTGGTCCGAACCCAACTTGGACATGTTAACCAGGTCCTGCTTGCCTCCCTGAAGGAGGTCGTAGAGCGCGTCATCGGGAATTAGCTCATACCCGCCGTATTGGTCGTAGAGTGCGTCTATCTGGTCTGAGAAACTAAGCATGGTTGTCTGGGTAATGGACTATTTCTTCTTGGCTTTCTTGGGGAGAGGAATTTTAGCCCCCTCTTTCCGGGCGTATGAAATTTCAATTGCCCGGGCTTGGGCCGGATTCTTGACGATGGGGCCGCCTTTTCCAGAGTGCAGTTTTCCGGCTCTAAAATCCGTCATTATTTCTTTGGCTGGCATTCGTTCTCCAAGTCTTGAAGAATGAGAGAAGCAAACTGAGCCTCGTTCTCGTGCTCCAGGGAGACAGTTTTGTATCCGTTTTCTCGGGCGTACACGGCGGCTACTAAAGATTTGTGCCGATGTCCAAGAACAAATAGTCTGATTCTTTCCAAAGATTCAGATGTCATATTTCCTAAAAGAAAGGCGGGGTTAGCTCGTGAATGTATTTGACCACGCTTTGCACAATCACCCAGCCGGTCAACTTTGCTTTGGGTGGGTGGGTTAGTTTGTTGGCTTCAAAGGCTGCATCAGCAGCGATGGTATCGGCGGAGGAGGATATGCTCTCCACATGCGACAAGGTTTGGTGGATTGCTGAATCTTTAAGCGAAGCATCCAAATCCGTAATTGTTTCCGTAGACTGAGCAAGAAGGGGAGAAGCCGACGCAATAACGCGCTGACCCTCACCCAGAGTTGCCGTAGCCTCGTTGGCTGTTCCCGTAAGGGCTGAAGCCGTCCCGCCTAGTTTCTGGG